GGAACATCCAACCTTTTCACTGGGAACTATATCCAACCCGGTGTTTCGAGTGCTGGTGAATGGCTCGCGGTCGAGTTCCCGTACAAAGCGACCCTGCGTCACATGAAACTGACCCCTCCCACCGACCTAACTAAGTTCCCTGCCTCCGCGAATGTCTACGCGACCAACGATTCTTTGACTTGGACGGAACTGACGAACTGGAGCGGCGTGGATCCCGGATCAGCCTCGAACGTTCAAACGATCATCGTGAATGCCACTGAGTCCTTCAAAAAGTATGCGATGGTCGCGACGAAAACGAATGGGTCGAATACGGACGTCGCCCTCGCCGAGTGGGACCTTTTCGCGGAATCCTTCTCGATCGAGGGGGGGAAGATGACAGCGACAACATTTTCAGTCGGTGGAGCAGGTCGTGGCGGCGAGGCGACCACAAAGACATTCGTGGTTACTGTATCGGATGCCAGTGGTGCTAATAAATACTACATAGACGGTGTACAGCAATCTTCTCTGCAATTAGAGCAAAACCATACGTATATATTTGACGTATCTAGTACGACTCTTTCGGGTCACCCACTTATATTTTCAACAACCGCCACTGGTGGTGAATATACTACGGGTATAACGAATTTAGGGGCGTACGGAGGTGGAGGTACAGCCACGAGAACATTTGTGGTCTCCGCAGATTCCCCCACAACACTTTACTATTTCTGTACAGCCCACGCTGGTATGGGGGCTACGATAAGTATCTCTCCCACGGCAGAATTCGAGGTTTCTGGTCGTATCATGTCTAGAGACCTCGTGGTCACAGGTGGCACGACCGCCCAGAGACCGACGTATGCACCTCCAGGTACGATCAGGTACAACTCCACAATCGGGTTCATGGAAGCATATACGGGGTCAGGGTGGGCCCCTATCGCCCAACCACCCACGGTCACGGGTATTTCACCGTTAACCACACTTCCTAGTGGTGGGACAGTGGTTGGGTCTTGGGGTACGGGTACAAAGATTGTAGCATCGGATAAGGCGGCGGGTGACAATTTCGGCAGGAGTTGCGCCATGAACTCAGACGGGACGAAGGTTATCGTGGGGGCGTACGTGGAAGATCCGGATGGTACTACCGACGCCGGTTCTGCTTATATATATACCTACAGTGGTTCGTCTTGGGATACGGGTACAAAGATCGTGGCATCCGACAAGGCGGCGAGCGCGTTTTTCGGTGGTAGCGTCTCCATGAACTCTGACGGGACGAAGGTTATTGTAGGTGCGAACGGTGATGGACCTTATGCGGGTGCTGCTTATATATTTACCTATGATGGTTCGTCTTGGGATACGGGTACAAAGATTGTGTCATCAGACCTGACGAACAGTGACCAATTCGCTAACAGTGTCGCCATGAGTGGTGACGGGACGAAGGTTATCGTGGGGGCGTCCAATGAAAACCTCGCCTACGGTTCTGTATATATCTATACCTACAGTGGTGGGTCTTGGGGTTCAGAAGTTAAGATTGAAGCATCAGATAAGGCGGCGAATGACCAATTCGGGGAGAGCGTCGCCATGAACTCGGATGGGACGAAGGTTATCGTGGGGTCGCCATATGAAGATCCGGGTGTTACTAACGCCGGTTCTGCTTATATCTATACCTACAATGGTTCATCGTGGTCTCAACAACAGAAGATTGAAGCATCAGATAAGCAGGATAGTGACCGATTCGGTGATAGCGTCGCCATGAGTGGTGACGGGACGAAGGTTATCGTTTCGGCGTACTTAGAAGATCCAGATAATATTAGTAGCGCCGGTTCGGTCTATATCTATACCTACAATGGTTCATCGTGGTCTCAACAACAGAAGATTGAAGCATCAGACAAGGCGGTGAATGACTATTTCGGCTACAGCGTCGCCATGAACTCGGATGGGACGAAGGTTATCGTGGGGTCGCAATATGAAGATCCGGATGGTACTACCGACGCCGGTGCTGCCTATATCTATACCTACAGTGGTTCGTCTTGGGGTATGGAAACAAAGATTGTAGCATCAGACAAGGCGGCGGATGACCGTTTCGGGTGGAGCGTCGCCATGAGTGGTGACGGGGAGAAGGTTATCGTGGGGGCACAAAGTGAAGATCCGGATACTATTACTGACGCCGGTTCTGCTTATATCTACGACACTGTGCAAACCACCACCTCAGGCTTCGTGTTTGACACATCAACCCAAGTATTCACGGCGACGGGTACGGGTATTGTCAGTGGATCGACGGTACAATTGGAAGGTGCCGATGGAAGTTTGTATAGTGTTGTCGATGCGACCGCACCGAACGCCGCCGGGACACAAGTAACCTTTAAAATGGGGAATGAGGCGGTTGAGTTTCCACCTAGTGCGATGACAAATGCTACTTCTATACCGGGGTACACAGCGACTGCCTCGGCGGCGTCCCAATACGCGTGGCGTGCGGTTCGAAACACGGACCTCGGTGGTAACTACTGGTCAGATAATACCCAAGACATACTCGGGGGCTACGATACCAATGCACCCTATGCACCGGGCCAAAGAGCTCCGGCAACTCAAGATATAAGCGGAACAACACATCGCGGTCATTGGTGGCAGTTACAAATACCCAACCCAGTTATACTAACTCGTGCTGTAATAGGCAGTCGGACTTTGAGCTTTGTACATGGGCTATTTGTTATATTAGGGAGCAACGACACTACGAATTGGACATCGCTTCATGCTGGGGAGGGGCTGACATCAGATGCGTTGAGTGGCCTGTCCACAAATGTCACAACACTATCCACGGGGTCGACCGAAGCATTCAAATATTTCAGAGTGGTAATAAAGACAAAGAGAAGCACGACGGGGCACAATTATCTCGGAATCAACAATATACAATTTTTTGGTGGATCGGGATCTTGGGCTCTCGCCCAACAACCCTATAAAGTTAAGATTAACAGTACATCGGGTTTGAACGGGACCAGTACTGCTGCGATTGGGTTTGCGACTGGGTGGACTACCGCGACTGGTGCGACCCTGATTTTCGATCCTGCTGTGTCCGAAACTCAAACACTCGCAGGTACAGATGGTGGTGGTGGTTCCAATAGGAAGTTCTCTGTAGCACCCGGTAGTAACGCCTTACCAGCTAAGGTGGGAGGAGGTACCCTCGTCCTTGATGGGAGTTCAGGTGAGATAACAGGTCAAATTGCGGCTACGGGTACAACGAGTGTAACATTCCGATTGACTGATAATAGCAGTGGACTGTTCACAGATAGAGCAATCAATATCGTGGGGATCGACTCACTCTACTCATTTACCTCACATACGTTCACGAATGCTGCTGCTACGGGACGATATGGTCCTACGTTCGCCCAAATGAAAACTGCATATGCTTCGGAGGTATGGGAACAAGATACCGCATTTTTTAATGAAATATCTGGGAAACAGGGGTTCCAACTTTGGACTATACCTAAGACGGGGTCGTATACAATCAAGGCATATGGGGCGTCCGGGACTCTGGGTGGCAATTCCTCAGCTGGTAGACCCGCCTGGACCCAAGGTACCTTTTCTTTAACGAGAGGGCAAAAACTAACCATTATTGTCGGTCAGTCGTCTCCCCTTCCAATCTCCACAAACAACGCTGGGGGTGGTGGGGGGGCTTCATGGGTTCTCAAGGAGGATTTCGGAAGCTCGGAAGCCACGGCGAGTAGTTTATACCTTGTCGCGGGTGGTGGTGGGGGTGGGACCGCTGCTAATGGGGGAGGCTTTAGTTTCGCCCACGCCGATGCTGGTCGGTCTCAAGCTTCTCTTCAGAATTCATGGACGGCGGCATCCAGTGGAGATTTTGGCTCCGGTGGCGGGGCTTCATACGGTATAAATGGTGATGGTGCAGGTACTCCTGGTCCGTCAGGTGGTAAGAACCCATACAATGGCGCGGCAGGAGGAAATTACGGGTACAATAGTAGCTCATATAACGGCACAGGTGGATTTGGTGGTGGTGGTGGTAGTGGGGCACACAACGCTGGTGGTGGTGGTGGGTACGTGGGTGGTAGGGCAAGCAACAACTACACTACTGAAGGTGGTCATGGTGGTTCCTCGAGGAATAATGGTACAAACGTTACATTTGGGTACGATTCTACGGTCCCAATACAAGGTAAAGTTATCATAACCTTAAATTAATATCGGGGTAAAGTATATATGCTCTCCCAAGTATTAGAAAAAATGTTTCCGGGTGAACCCTATACCTCCGATGGAACCACATGGGATAGTGTCGTTTTTGAAAATATAGTAAAACCCGTTGATAAGACGTATGAAGATACACTTTACAAACTCCAGAATACTGATGCGATCAAAAAGTTTCGGGAGGAACGCAACGTTCTCCTCGATAAGAGTGATAAGTACATGACCTCAGATTATCCACATAATTTGGTAAAAGATATTCAAGATTGGAAAGAGTACCGCCAAGCCCTCAGGAACTTTCCCATGATAGCTCGACCCATCCTAGACGCGGACGGAAACCTCACTGGTGTTGAGTGGCCCGTCGTTCCAAGTTCATAAACCCTCTTTCCAAGTTCATAAACCCTCAAAACAAACTTTACAAACTGAACAGAGTTTCTAAAGTTCGTCGCCCAGTCTCACTCGTGATGAACGACTTCGTCGTTCGCGGGTGAATTATTTTTTCCCCACC